CCAATTGTTGAGACGGTTACATTGGCCGAAGCAAAGGAGTGGTGTAAGGTTGAACTTGCAATAGCTGAGGAAGATGCTTTAATAACTGCTTTAATAACTACAGCCAGGAAACAATGTGAAGGGTTTACAAACCTTTCATTTGTGCCTAAAACAGTAACAGCCATTTTGAACAATAGTGGCGGCAGTTGCGAATTACCTTATGGCCCAATAAAAGATACTCCGGCGGTTACTTATAGAGATAATACAGGTACAGTAATTACAGGGGTTATTTTACAAGGGGATGAAAATAAGTACATAGAATCTCCTTGTGTTGATTTTATTAAGGCAGTGTACGAAACAGGGTATTCAACTTTACCTGAAAACTTCAAAACTGCTTTACTGCAGCAAATAGTATTTCTTTATGAAAACAGGGGTGATGTTGCAGATGGCAGTCAGAGGTTAAATAACCGGGGTATGCCAACGCAATTAAGCCCAATGGTATCACTAACACTTAAACCATACCGGCGTATATGGTAGGACAAATGAATGGAAGGGTAACTGTACAGACTTTAACGAGTACAATTGATGCCGGCGGCGGTGTAAGCCGTGCTGTAGCTTCAAGTTTTGATTTGTGGGCCAGGGTTGAAAATAAAACAGGACAGGCAAATTTTATTGAAGGACAAAGGCAGGCAGAATATGATTATAAAATTACTGTAAGGCAGTATAGTAGTAACCCAATAACAACGGCAAACAGGTTATTGTATAATGGGTTAAAGTTAATACCAAATTCAGTACAGATAATTGATGAAAACAGGCAATCTTTTTACGTTTTAAGATGTTCATTATACGGTGGGAATTAATATACATATATCAGGATTAGATGTTACCCTTGCCAATATTGATAAGAGGGTAAAAATGTTTGAAAAAGATATAAAGGAGGAGTTGAATGAGTGGGCAGATGGAACAGCATTAAAGGCAAAGCAGCTTGCGCCTACTAATGACGGGCAGTTAAAAGAAAATATACATCCTGATTATGCAACAGAAAATGATTTAAAGGCAAGTGTTACCGTTGCTGTTTTCTATGCCGCTTATGTGGAGTTTGGAACGGGTAAATTTGCATTTAATTATGTACCTACATTGCCTATGGAATGGCAGGATTTTGCAAGGTTGTATTATGTAAATGGGAAAGGCAGAATGATGCAACATCCATATTTGTACCCTGCAGCTTTGGAAAATAATAAAAAGTTAGTAGCCAACTTAAAAAATATTTTTAAATGAAGTCAGTAAATTATCAATTGAGGGCCGCTTATGTTGCTGCTTTATCAGGGCTAACAGTTAATACAATACCGGTGCCTACTTACTATCTTTCGGCACCTGAAAACGAAACATCAAAAATTTATATTACCCTTAATAATATTGCAAATTTAGATGCTTCAAGTAAGCAAACTGCCAATACAGACAGTACAATGCAATTGCAAATACATACATGGGATGATAATGGGTTTTCTGGTAAAAATGCAGATGATGTTGCTAATGCTGTATTTGCTTTAGTTCACTTATTGCCAACGCAAAAATTTGATTTAATTGCCCATGGATTTCAAATTGTAGATACAAGGCTTGTAAATGATGTCGTACAGGAGTTAAGAGGCGAAGGGGTGAGGCAGTATATACAAAGAGTAATAACTTTTAATCATAATATTTATCATTTATAAATTATTTGCAACAATGTTGCAAAAATATATTTAACTTTACTTAACAATTAAAATTTAAACAATGGCAGCACGTAAAATGGTCGGGAAAGACAATGTTTTATTAATTGATCCTGCAGGGGCCTCAACTTATAAAACAGTACTTTGTCTAACTGAAAACAGTTTTAAAATTGCAAATGATATTATTGATGCAAAAAGTAAATGCGGTGCTGATAAGGTGCCAGGGGCACAGTCATTTGAAGTAAGTTGCTCAGGATTTTTACACGTTGCAAGTGGGGCAACAGAATTAGATGCAGGTGATTTATATACCCTTGCGTCTGCACAAACAACAATAGGTTGGAAGATTGGTAAAGCTACTCCGGTGGCAGATGATGTTGCATGGAGTGGTACTGCATTTATTGCCAATTTTGATGCAAACTTTCCTTTAGATGGCCCGGCTACTTTCAGTATGACATTAGGTGTTTATGGCACACCAACACAAAATATAACTCCTTAATTAAATTATGAGTTATATACAATTAGAAATAGGTGGCAAAAAGCGTGGGTTAAAGTTTATGCAGCTTACGTTGCATATACTTAATGAATACACTGATAAAAGCAGTGATGCCATGCAGATTGCAACGGCTGGTTATGCTTTAGTTTATGCCGGTTTACGTTCTAACTCATTTGTAAAAAAAGAGGAGCCGGATTACACGTGGGAAGATGTGTGTGGGTGGGTTGAAAAAATGCCGGATGAAGATATAAAAGCTGTAACTGCTGCCTTTAATGAATCAATTGGATTTCAGGCAGACTTGCCCAAAGAAGAAGTAAAAAAAAAGAAAGTGAAAAAGATTACTTCAACAAGTGCTTAGAGATTGGATTGGGCAAACTTAAATGGAGCCCTTATGATTATTATACAAGTAGCCCACGTGAGTTTTATTATGCTTGCTTGGGCTATTTTGCAGAAAGGGAAGATAACATAATATTGATGCGTAATGTGGCAAGGTTTGCAAGTGTAGGTTATGTAAAGCCATTTGATTTTGATAATGCATGGCCGATTGGTGTTAGTGCAGAAAGGGATTATATAACACTTGATGATGATTTTAAAGAAACTATTTTGCGTATTCATAATAAGAGCATAAATGAGTAACGAATTTTTAAAAGTAATTGCCACTGCAGATATAAAAGATCTGCAAAGAGGTATGAACGATGCCAGGACTTCACTGGCTCAAACGGCGGTTGCTGCAACAAAATTAGATTCTACATTAAAAACAGGTGCAAAAGGTTTTCAGGTAGCAGGCCAGGCATTAGGCGAAATTGGTAACGCTGCAGGTGGTGCTGTTGGCGGTATTGTATCATTAGGCAGTGCTTTATTAAGTGGCGGTATATTGGTTGCCATACCTTTAATAGTTGCTGGATTAACTGCATTAGGGGAGGCTTTATTTAGTTTATCAAATAGCCAGAAGGCATTGAATGAAAGTTTGGAAGGAAGTTTAAAAACCTTTGGTAAAGCATCCACAAGTGTAAACGAATTAACAGTACAGGTAGGATTGGCTAAACAGGGTTTTATTGATAAGGATGAAGTTGTAAAACAATATAATAAAAGTATTGGTAAAACAATAGGGGCGGTAAAAACTTTTGAGGAGGTAGAGGCAAGTTTAATATCTAAGGGACCTGAGTATATTAAATTTATGCAGTTAAAGGCATTGGCAAATTTTGCTTTTAGCAAATCTGCTGAGTTGATGGCTCAATCTTTATTTATTGCTTCACAAAAAACAGGGAGTAGTATAGTAAACAGGGCTTTTGATGAATTGACTGATAAAACAAACGCACAAGCTGAATCTTTTAATAATATTGCGGTAGCTGCAGAAAAATTAGCGGCCATAGTTTCAAAGAAAAATAATTTTGATTTTTTCGGTACTGATAAATTGGATAAAGAGGCCAAAGTAATACCTATAAAAGAAATTAAACTAAAGCCGGATAAAGTAAAGATTGAAAACATTAAAGAGGCTTTAGAAAAAGATTTTAGATCAGCTACTAAGGCACCAATAGCCCTGCCAATTGATGTTAAACCAACGCTTCCACGTGGCGCAGTTGCCCAGGCAATTTTAGAAGCTATTGAAAGGGATAGGGCTGCAGCTTTAAAAAAAGCTGCAGATTTTGCAAAAGGGTTTACGGATATAATAAATAATACATTATCAGATGGCCTTTCAAATTTGGGTGAAAATATAGGAAAGGCAATTGGTGGTGGTGGTTTTGGTAATATATTTAAAGGGATTGAAGAATCATTAGCATCCGGTTTAAAATCATTAGGTAAATATTTAGTTCAAACGTATGCTAAAATAGCAATTTTACAAAAAATAAAATTCACAAACCCGGCGTTAGGAATTGCCGCCGGCATTGGATTAATAGCTTTAGGAGCATTAATACAAAGCCAAATAAATAAGAAAAACGCTTTTGCAAAAGGTGTAAGAAACTTTAGTGGGGGTACTGCATTAGTTGGTGAAACTGGTGCGGAATTAGTACAGTTACCGCGTGGAAGTAATGTAATACCGGCGGCGCAAACATCAGCAGCTTTAAGCAATCAAAGTTCAATTGTTGCTGAATATTCAATAAGGGGTACTGATTTAGTAACTATTTTAAAACGTTCAAACGCATATAATTCACGGAATGGCGTATAGTTTAAAATATAACGGTTCTTTTGATAATATTGACAATGTAAATTGCCTGTTGGAAATTTATGAAAAAGATTATTCAGGTATTTTTTACAGCATGGATTTTGCAGAGGCACCAATAATACATACATGGGGCACAGATGATCCTAAAGGTGCGGTACGTGGCAGCAGCTTAACAATTCGGTATATAAATAAAGGCAGCCAGCCAATTGAAAACTTTTACAGCGCAGAAGATGATAAATACAAGGTTATTTTTTATGTGGCCGGTAATGTAGCTTTTACCGGGTTCTTAGTGCAGGATGATTTTATTGAGCCTATGTTGGATTATAACCACCCTGTAACATTATCTGCAAATGATGGATTGGGCCTTTTAAAAGATATTGAACTGGATTTAAAAAATGAGGTTGCAAAGTTGCCATGTATTGCACAAGGAGATTTTATAGGTATTTTAGTACCAACCCAAAACTGGATATATTTAACCAATATTAATTTTGCACCTGTTGTTGGTGTTCCGTTTACAATTTCAGGGCATCCAAACAGTTCAATGAACAGCACATTTACACCGACGGTTGTAAATAAAATAAGCAATACAAAATACAATATTCGTACTAATTCATTTACAGGCGATACTGTTGCTGCGCCATGCACAATAAATGGCACTTCAACAATACCGGGAGTAAATTCCAGGCTATCATTAGCAAATATTATTCATGCTTGTTTAGTAAAAACAGGGTTGGAATTAGAAAGCCATTTTTATACAAATATTTTTGAGGATAGCCACGTAACAACTAAGGCTTTTATTGAACAAACATATATTGAGCCAGATACTTTTATAAGTGGTGAAAAGCTGGCTGATTGTTTTACTGTATTAGAAAGGATTTGCAGCCGGTTTAACATATCATTTTTTCAATCAGGGGGTAAATGGGTATTTGTACGCTGGCATGAGTTAAGGCTAAATAATGCAATACAATCTTTTATTTACGATAAAGATTTTAACTTAACAGGCACAGGAACATTGCCAGGTAATTTTTTAGCCGGGTTTAATAAACCTACTTACCCTGAGTTTGGTTTAACAAAATCATTGTACCGGCCTTATGAGTTTGTTAAAGAAACATTTAACTATCAGCAGCCAAAATACTTACTTAAAAATTATGATTTAAGTAAGTTAGGTGCATTATTGCGTACAAATGTAGTTGCAGGAAATATAGTTAAAGAATATATTGCAACTGATTGGGAAGATAGTTTTAATACACCTGTTGTTGAAAGGTTTATAAGAGTTGTAAGCGATAATTTAGGCAATGAGTTAAGCCGTGATTTAGTTATGAGGGGCGCAACAGGTGATAGCGCCAAGGCTGTACAATCAAAACCAGTTGATGTTACTAAAGGAGATAAAGTAAAATTCAGTTTTAATTTTAAAACTAATAATTCACAAGCTGGTAATATAAATATAAATTTTGCAGTAAGATTATTTGATGGCTTACAAAACAGATATGTAGATGAATTGCCAATTGGTAACGGTAATTGGCAGCCAGGCGTAGTATATACTTTTAATATTCCAAGAGGGGATAATACTAATCAATGGCATCAAGTTGAAGTATCATCTTCGCAAATACCTTTTGATGGACAGCTTTATTGCTACTTAACACAGGCAACACAAAACCCACAAAATATAAATAAAGAAACTATTTATAAAGACATCCGTTTAGAATTAACCCAATTTATAAACGATAGCACAAAGATTATTGGCCATATACATAAGGATAAACAACCTTTAGTTATTAAAAATAATAAAGAGATTGATTTACCAATTGATGATAGCCCACGTAACCCAATACAGGGTACTTTGTTTACATCATTTTTCAATGGTTTAGTACAGGACAGAACTGATATATGGTTTAGAAATGGTATTGCCGAAACGAAAAAATTGGGTAATATAACCACAAATGAAGAATTACAATGGCGGAGTATAAGCCGTATAAAGTTGGAAGGTAGTTTTAGAGGTTTAATACAAGGAACATTAATAAGTCCTTTAACTTGGTTAAAATATCAGGAATTACCAGGGTTAAATTTTGTATTTGGTAATTTAGAAATTGATTACAGAAACAACAAAGCATCTGGTAATTTGTGGGAGTTATACAGGAATGGCGAGGCAGATGTTACCAATGATTATTCATTTACTTACATATATGATACAAAATGAGTTTAGTAAGGGGAGATAATGTTATACTGGAATTTTTTGATAGCGGACAATGGAAAATATACGCTTGTGCCCGTAGTTGCTCATTTGTTACTATAACTGATATAATAGAAACAACTGTAACGGGTTCTGGTAAGTATAAGCATTTTGTGCCGACGGTAAATAGTTTTACCGGCCAATGTGAGGGCTTAGTTTCATTGGGGGATGCCGGCATATTGAATTTATATAATTTAAGACAGTTTCAATTGGGCCATGTATTGCAAAGGGCACGTTTTACAAGAACGGCAATAGATGGAACAAGTATTTATGTTGATACTGTTGATTTTTATATAACAAGCATAACAGATACAGCCTCATTTGATAATGTGGCAACTTTTAATATAGAAATGCAGGGCATAGGTGTGCCAGGGCAATCATTAATTAATCCACCTGTAAATGCAGATAAAATGAAAAGATATGAATACACCGCAACAGGCGGCGAAACAGGTTTTACAAATGCGGCATTAATAAATAAAGATATTATTGCAGTACACAAAGACGGAACAGGCAATAGTAAATTAAAAATGACAGGCGTCCCGGCCAGTAAAGAAGTTGTATATACATCTTCAACAGGGCATTTTGAGTGGGCTGTACAGTGGGAGCCTGCAGAAGAAGGTTATATATTATATCAGAATTTATAAAAAAAACAAAGCATGAAAAGGATATTATTTTTAGCAATTTTATCAGTATTTGGTTATTTTAGTAAGGCACAGATTTATACACCGCAAACTGCTGCAGGGTATCAATTTAAGTACATAAAAGTTGATAGTGGTTTTGCTGTAGCTTTTAGAGATACAATTTTAGGCAGGGGAGTTGTAAGGCCAGGGGCAATTGTATGCAGGCCCCAGGATAGCTTATTTTATGGTTATAATGGGTTTAAATGGAACAGAATAGGAGCAGCAAGTACAGCCCCAATAAATAAAGTAGATAGCGTAACTGTTGTAGGTAATGCATTATTTTATTGGATAAACGGGGCCAGTGTAGGTTATTCATTGCCAAATCAATCAGCATGGAAAACTACCGGCAATTCCAGTATTAGTGTAAATGAATTTATAGGCACATTAGATGTTGCTGATTTAGTTTTTAAGGTGAACAATATTGAATCAGGAAGGATTACCAATGATGGCCAAACAGCATTAGGCAAGTTGGCGAATGCTTTTTCAGTATATAGTACAGCCATTGGTTTTGCTTCAAATGCAACGGCCATAAATACAACGGCAATCGGAAACAATACAACGGCTGCAGGAATAAACAGCACGGCCATTGGAGTAGGTGCCTATGCCGTAACTGATAGCTCAATTGTTTTAGGCGATAGTTCAGGGGCTTATATAGGTATAAGAACTGGTGCGCCACGTTACCCTTTAGATGTAAAAGGAAAAGTAAGAATAAGGGATGGCAGTGAGGCATCAGGAAAGGTATTAACAACGGATGCAAATGGATTGGCAACATGGCAAACGCCATCTGGCGGCGGTGGCGGCGCAGATAATTGGGGAAGCCAGGTTGCAATTACAGGATCAAATCTTACAGGAAATGGAACAAGTGGCAGCCCTTTAAATGTAAACACTACAACAATATCAAC